TGTCGGGATAGCTAGCGCCGCCTCCACAAACGCCGCCTTGATGCTGATCGGTACATAGTCTGTCCAATGGCTGTGTTCAGGCAGTTCGGGGGTTGCCTTGCTTTTGGTGGTCAGCTTGGCGTGTAGTTTGTCCAGCACCGCCATGTAATTGGCGGTGAACTCATCCCTTTCCGGGGCTGGGTCTGAGGTTTTGTAGCGCACCATTGACCGCACAATCTTGCGCTCGTGCTGTAGGCTGGAGATCAGTTCGCCCCATTGCTTCTTCTGCTCCCTGCGTTTTGCCTTGTCCTTGGTGCGGGCGTTGCGGAACGCCCTGATGTTTTCGATGATGGACTGCACGAGCCGCTCCTCAATACCGTCATTGCGTAAGCGCCAAGTGATGTCCCGATAAGCCTGACCATCGTAGGCTTCGTAGCTTTTCTTCATGGTTACTCCTTTCTGGGGTGAAATTTAACCCCAGTCTAACATGGCTAGCCACTCTTTACTTCGGGTCTGCCATGAATTTTGGACAGCGGAAACCCAATAGGCGTGCGGGTTTCGGTCAAATGCGTCACCTGAATGTGTATTTTTTCAACAGACTTATTGCCTTAGAAAAAGAGTGAAAGAATAAGAAAGAAAGAACACCCTTACACATTATTATTATTCTTTCTTAATAATATATATAGAGATAGAAGAAAGGGACGCAACCTTGCCGAAACCTAGTATCCATGCGGGTTTGCGCTGTCGGATTCTTTGGCAACGCCGGAGGAAAGAGTGTCTACATTTTTTTGACATGATTCCTCCGGAGGAATGATGTTTTCACCGATTCAGGGGGGTAACGCCTGCTTTCCAGTCGTCCATAGCTAGGCGCTTGGCATCCCTATCCATAGCCCTGCGCTTGCGCTCGTTCGCCTCATGGCGCTCGGCAAACTCCGCCCTTAAAGCCTTGAGCTTCTTGCGGTGGTACTCCTTGATGGACGAGCCGTAGTTGGTGAACAGATCGGATTGGGTTTGGTACTTAGGCATGGTTTACTCCATGATGTATTTGAGGGTGAGAACAATGCCAGCGCCTAGGGTCACGGCGTGGATGGCTAGGAACAAAAGAGCACCGAGTGACGGCTCGTTGTAGGCTGAACCGAATAGGAATGGGAAAGCGGCGGTGAGTGCTCCGGATAGGAAAATGCTTAGCTTCATGTACATGGTTTACTCCTTATGACGCATTGTTGTAGCGCCGTGGGTTGATAGATAGACAAGTTATGAAACAGCGTGCCACCCCCACGGGTTGCGCACGCCAGAAAAACTGGGGTGAAAAGTAACCCCAGATCAAGCGACAGCACGCAGAACAGCGACAGCATCGCTCACGCTGTCAAACATGGCGAGAAATGCCTGAGCCGCCTTGCGAGCTTCGGGGGTGATGCGAGCGTGGGTAGTGGCTTGCTTGGCTTTCGCCCGTACATCACGCACACCAGTTGCCACATCGACCAAGTACTTGACCCGGTTGTATTCCTTCGAGTCTTTCTTGAACACGAGTTTGCTCTTGTCACGCTGACTGGGGTGAGGTTTAACCCCAGATACCTTTGCCACCCAGATGGTGGCGAACACCTCGATGTCCGAGCCTACGATGCCCGCTTCCGCCAGCGTACTGGCAAAGTCTTGAGACTCGATGGCGGCGAATACCTTGGATGCCTTAGCGTATGCGTTGGCGTTGGCGGCGATGAAGGTGTCGATAAGTTTGGTGATGTTGCTCATGGAAGTTTCTCCAATAAAAAACCCTGCGAACTGGCAGGGCGACAGATCGATTCATTCCTGAACCGATGACTCTATTTTACCAATGAGGGTTTCAGAGGCACGATTCTTGCCCTGTTTTGGCTATGGCGAACCCACCGTACCCCCACCACCCCCTGTGGCTCAATCAACCCGGCCCTGACATGAACACTGTTTCTCACCCGCTCCCAGTACTTTTGTACCATCTGGTACATAGCTTTAAGCAACCACCCCCAAAAATTTCTATAAAATTTCAAATAACCTTGTGTCTAATGTTAGACACACCCAGACGAAAAAAACCCCAGCGCCGGGCTGGGGTCAAAAGGTGTTGACAAACACCAAAGGGAGAAAGCAAATGACAACTGCTTGCCGATTTGCCAAACTAAGTGTACATTAAACACATTCGGTAAGCAAGGGCCGCGCTAAATCTGCAAATGTTAGATCACCTGTTGAACTTTGACCCAGACATCGTTGACATCGACGAGGGGGTCGTGCCTGTTGAAAAACACAGTCCTGCGCAAGTTATAGACGCGCAATCATCCACTGCTGACTTTCTTGAATCGTTGGGATCGCCTAGTACAAAAAAGGCCATGACCGACCTAGATCAGAAAGCCGCACGTCAAGCCTTCAGTGCCGTCGTCACACAGGACGAAAACACACACCACAAGCTGGCAAAAATAGAAACCCCCGCAGCAGTACGGCACCTTGTTGGGATGCTGACCGCATATGACTGGGAATTTGTACAGCAAGCAAAAGAGTTGCGCGGTTATACCGTTGCCAAGCTGCTGGAAGAATGTGAAAGCACAAACGCCAATATCCGTTTAAAAGCGCTTGCGTTACTTGGGAAAGTAACGGAGGTTGGTCTGTTTACCGAGAAAGTCGAGGTCAAGAAAACCGACCTGACAGAAGATGAAATAGACAAGAAGCTGAAAGAAAAGCTGGCTAAGTTCATGCAGGTAACGGATGCGGAACCTATAGATGTGGAAATAATACAACAGGCAAATGACGACCAACCATCCGCTAACCCCTGAACAAGCCGCTGCGCTGTTTAGAAACCTGTCCCGGATGACCGCCGAGGAGAAGGTGGAGGCGCTTCATTTATTGGACAAAGCCGAAGAAAACACCCGCAAAAACTTTGCGCGAACCGACATGATCGAGTTTGCCAAGACGGTATATCCGGGATTTAAGGTTGGGCCGCACCACCGCAAGCTGGCAAAGATATTTAAGGATGTCATCGAGGGAAAGAAAAAGCGCGTAATTATCAACATTGCGCCTAGGATGGGTAAGTCTGAGTTTTCCAGCTACCTGTTCCCTGCCTTCTTTTTAGGCAATTTCCCGGACAAAAAAATCATTATGGGCACCCACACAGCTGGGCTATCTGAAGACTTTGGACGGAGGGTCAGGAATCTGATTGACGATGATGACTACAAAATACTATTCCCCCAGACCCAGATTGCTGATGATCAAAAAGCCGCCGGTAAATGGAGCACTTCGGCTGGTGGGCAGTATTATGCTGCTGGTGTTGGTGGTGCTCTTGCTGGTCGTGGTGCCGACCTTTTTGTAATTGACGATCCGCACTCGGAGCAGGACGTAAAAGCCAACAGCCGCCTAGCGTTTGACACGGCATGGAGTTGGTTCCAGACAGGCCCATTGCAGCGCTTGATGCCAAACGGGGCAATACTGATCATTATGACGCGCTGGGGTAAGCTGGACTTGACAGGGCGGCTGCTGGACTATCAGACAAATAACCCGGATTCGGAGCCTTGGGAAGTCGTGGAACTCCCGGCTATCCTGAACGAAGATACCGAGCAGGAAAAAAGCCTGTGGCCTGAGCAGTGGCCTCTTGAGGCGCTGAAACAAAAGAAACTGTCTATCGACCCCCAGTACTGGAACGCGCAGTACATGCAGAATCCGGTGTCGAATAATGCCGCCATAGTATCTAGGAAGTCGTGGCGCATATGGCCCACAGAAACCCCGCCTAATTGCGAGTACGTTATTCAGTCTTGGGACACGGCGTTTGAAGCCAAAACCAGCGCTGACTACAGTGCCTGTACTACTTGGGGTGTTTTCTATAACGAGGAAGAAAACGATAAGGCGCAGGTTATATTGCTTGACGCGTTCAAGGACAGGATGGCGTTTCCCGATCTAAAGCAGGCAGCGTTGAAACACTATAAAGAATGGCAACCTGATGCGTTTATCGTGGAGAAGAAGGCCGCTGGAGCACCGCTGATACAAGAGCTGCGCAATATGGGCATACCTGTTCAGGAAACAAACCCTAGCCGGGGGAACGACAAAATAGTAAGATTGAACGCGGTTGCTGATTTATTTGCCTCCGGGATGGTCTGGTGCCCTGATACGCGGTGGGCAAGGGAGGTAATAGAAGAAGTTGCCTCTTTCCCGAACGGGGATAATGACGACTTCGTGGATACGACAAGTCAGGCGCTGATGCGGTTCAGGCAGGGTGGGTTCATAAGATTGGACTCGGATGAACCGGAGGAGCCTAGGTTTTTCCGTCGCAGGGCGGCGGCATATTATTAAGGACACCGGATGATTACGCAGAAATTTATGGGTGCAAATCAGTTGGTGGACAGGTTGCGTGAGCAGTTGCGTACACAAAAAACCCCACCTGCTGATATTGAAGGTGCGGTACGATCCATTTTGCAAGCGCGTGGGCACATGGATACACAAGGCAAATTGACTGCAAAAGGCCAAGAACGCAACGCCATGACCGCCAAAGAACGTGCGCTGGACAGAGCGGCAACCCGGACAGGTAAAAGCCCAAATGCTTTTAAATACAACGCAAGCACGAACCGTGCAACTTTAAGGACTAAGTAATGGCTACAAATATCGACAAGGCGCTGTACCAGAACCCACAGGGTATAGCCGGTGCTGCTGAGAACGAAGAACCGATTGAGATCGAGGTGATTGACCCTGAGCAGGTGAACATACACGCGGGTGACATGGACATTTCCATTACGCCTACGGAGCCTGACTTTGATAAGAATCTGGCAGAAGACTTGGATGAAGGCGCGTTGACCAAGCTGGCAAGTGAGTTGGCAGGAGATATTGACAACGACCTTGGCTCCCGTAAAGAGTGGGAGAAAGCCTATGTGGCGGGGCTGAAGTTGCTGGGTTTGCAGTACGAAGAGCGTACGGAGCCGTGGGATGGCGCGTGTGGCGTGTTCCACCCCATGATCACAGAAGCGGTTGTACGGTTCCAGTCAGAGAGTATTACCGAGACATTCCCAGCGCAGGGGCCGGTCAAAACAAAGATTCTTGGCAAGCAAACCCCGGAGAAAGATGACGCCGCAGATCGTGTCCAGTCGGATATGAACTACGAGTTGACAGAGGTAATGCGTGAGTTTCGGCCTGAGCATGAGCGCATGTTGTGGAGCCTCCCGGCTACTGGCTCGGCGTTCAAGAAGGTGTACTACGACCCGAGTCTGGGTCGTCAGGTCAGTATGTTTATCCCGGCAGAAGATATTGTCCTGCCGTATGGGGCGACTGATCTGGACACCTGCTACCGTGTAACCCACGTTCTGCGCAAAACCAAGAGCGAGATCATCAAGCTACAGCAAGCCGGGTTCTACCGCGATATTACTCTGCCAGAACCGGATAAGTCGAAAACGGACATCCAGCAAGCCAAGGACAAAGAGACTGGCTTTAGCGACCTTAACGATGACCGTTATACCCTGTACGAGAGCCACGTTGACTTGGTGATTGACGGGGACGAGTTCACCGAAATGGGGGATGACGACCAGCCGCTAGGTATCACTTTGCCGTATGTAATGACGATACTGAAAGGCAGTAACGATGTCTTGGCAATCCGCAGGAACTGGAAAGAAGACGATACGCTGCACCTGAAACGGCAGCATTTTGTTCATTACCAGTACATCCCCGGCTTTGGGGCATACGGGTTCGGGCTGTTCCACCTGATCGGTGGGTTTGCCAAGAGTGCTACCAGCATCATGCGCCAGTTGGTGGATGCAGGTACGCTGTCTAATCTGCCCGGTGGCTTGAAGTCCCGTGGACTGCGTATAAAGGGAGACGACACACCGATTGCTCCCGGCGAGTTCAGGGATGTGGATATTGGCTCTGGTGCGCTGCGGGACAACATCCTGCCCCTGCCATATAAAGAGCCTAGCGGTACGCTGTATCAGTTGTTGAACAACATCGTGGAAGAAGGCCGTCGGTTTGCTGCTACGGCTGATATGCAGGTGTCGGACATGTCGGCACAAGCCCCGGTTGGCACAACGCTGGCCCTGTTGGAGCGGCAGCTTAAGGTGATGACGGCTGTTTCTGCCCGTCTGCACTTCTCGTTCAAGCAGGAGTTGAAACTGTTGGCTGGTCTGATCCGTGACTACACGGACGACGACTATGACTACGATCCGGTGGATGCGCCCCGTAAAGCCAAGAAATCGGACTACAGCCATGTAGAGATCATCCC